ACGGGCAATTTATTATCAACGGGTGCGGCGAGCAATATTGTTATAGACAGTATCTACATTGATAATAAGCTAGTAACATTCCAAGGTGATGGTACAACACTTGATCACACAACTGATGATACAGGCGTTGTGGATTATACAGGCCAAGGTCGCGTGGGCATTTACTTATATAATGGAAGTTCTTCTAATCCAATGCTTCCATGTCAGCCGGGAACAACAACTCCTATTAGTGGAACTGTACCTCCTGCGGCATATTCATTCTTCCCAGGATGGAATAATACCTATTCAGCACAAAACATTGTATTTGCAATTGTTAAGATGAATTACGATCAAAGTAAGATGTATTCATCAATTCCCAACATTAAATTCCATGTTGTTAACAATATGAATTTACCCGGGGATGTATTATATGATTACATGACCAATGGCATGTATGGTGCGGGTATTGCAACTAACTTGATTAATACTTCAAGTTTTACAGCATTGAATACTTATAGTGCTCAATCAGTTACTTATGGAGCATTTCCCACTCAGCAACGCTATCAAATTAATGGTATAATTTCAACTAGTCAGAAAGTCCTAAGTAACATGGACTTGATTGCTGCCACCGCCGCAAGTTATATCACTTATGATATTTCAAGTGGTCAATGGAGTGTTTTAATTCAAAAGGTTACAAGTCAAACTTACAGCTTCGGTGACCATAATATCATTGGTCAAGTTAATGCTGTGGGTACTGCTCTAGATCAATATTACAATAGTATTGAAGTTCAGTATCCTTATGCTTACCTTCGAGATCAGAAGAACTATGCCCGCATTGATCTTCCGACAATTGACCTTGATTTTAATGAAACTATCAATGTATTGCGTGTTACACATGATTTGATCAATAATCCTGTACAAGCAACAATTGTTGGTAACATACTGCTTCGTCAGGCACGAGAGGATCTTTTAGTAACATTTAAGAGTGATTTCTCGGCATATAATGTACAGATAGGTGATGTATTTGGCTTAACTAACACAACTTATGGATTTGTTGGAAAACAGTTCCGTGTTATTAAGTTAGTTAAGAATGAAGATGACAAAGGCGAATTAACAGTTGAGATCACTGGATTAACTTATGATCCAAGCATCTATACTGTTGATTCAATTAATAACTTTGTTCCTTTAATTGGTCCGGGTCAAAGTATTCCAAGTTTAACAACTATTGCAACACCAATAGCCCCAACTGTTGTTCCTAGCGCAATTAGTAGCCAACCTAGTATTTCAATTACAGCAACAATTCCTGCGGGCGTTGTTACTGACATGGAGTTCTGGGCCAGTAGCGATGGTACTAATTATCAGTTTAGAGGAAGCACAAGAAGTCAGAACAGTGGTCCTTTTACTACTGGATCAACAACTACTTTTAAAGATATTGAAATTACTTCGGGAACTTGGTATTTCAAAGTTCGTGCAGCCAATGTACAAAACTCAAGTCAGTTTAGTCCGGCAAGTTTAGGTATTCCATATACCTATGTTCAAGCACCCGATGTATTGAAGTATTCGACTCCTGTTTCAAATGATCCAAATACCGGCTTAGGTTCAGCTGGACCAATGTTACTTGGTGCATTAGCATTGTATGTTGCAGGCAAGATTAACTGGGGTGGAATCTTAAGTGATAGTGCTGATCAACTTTCAAGTTTATTTGGTGTTAGTCCCGATACTGTTGCAAGTATTAAGAGTTCCTTATCAAGTGAAGTTACTGGTGGTATTAGTACAAGTCCCGGAAGTGGTATTGTTATTAGTTCCGGTGGTTCAGTGAGTCTTGATCCATCTGTTGTAACAAATTTAACAATTGCAACCTGTTCCTTACAATTTGGAAACAAATATCCACTTGATAGATCATTGCATGAAAATCCAGAACAAAATACAAGCGGTGATAGAGCTTCGAGTGATGGTAATTACTGGATTTCAGCATTGCCCATTGCTCCGAGTACAACATTATCAGTTGGATCGGGAAAGGCATATTTGTATTCATCGGATGGTTCATTAGTAGCATCGGCTGTTGCCACAATTACTAATGGGACACAAATTAATCTTTCATTTGGTTCGGTTGCTACTGGTGTTGATTATTATATTTTGTTGGATAAGAATGTTGTTAATGATGGCACATGTCAAAGTCCCGCGATACAAGATCCATATAGTTGGAACTTCCATACTGCGAATCCACAGGATGCCATTCCTCCAACACCCACAACTACTACAACCTTAAATAATTGTCCTCCAGTACAATTTGTTAGTTGTCAAACTAGTTTGTATTCTTATTATAGTCTTGGTCCACCTTTATACACAGGTCAAGTTGCAACTTCGCCTGATAATACTAAAGTTGATCCCGAGTCTAATATAGGATTAGTTTTTAATCAACCGATTGTCCTTGGATCAAGTGGAACTGTAACAATTAATAGTTCCACTGGAGTATTCCAAACAATTAACTTGGCATCAACATTTACAAAAAATAAAATAGGTGATTTATTCTGGATCGATGGAAATACATTATGGATTAATCCAACAAATGATATGACTCCGGGTAAGACTTATTATATAACAATGACCAGCAACTGTGTTAAAAATGCTTGTAATACTGGGGGCAACACACAAATTGCAAATTCAACAACTGCAACATGGACAATAGATAATGGCACAACTTTCCACTAATAACTCTGCAGAACAAACTGGGGTTAGTTTTAACTGTGATAGATTAGTCACTTTAGTTCCAACAGGTACAATCACAATTCTTGATGGTACCGGAACTGTAGTGGCAACACTATCCGCAACTGCTCCTGAAATTTCAATAAAGGAAGGTTAATTCATGGCTATTAAACTTTTTACCGGTTCAATAACTAGTTCAACAAGTATTTCATGTAGCATTACACCGGCTCCTATTACTGTTACAATGTCACCTGCGACATTTGCTTGTTCTTCATCAATGAATATTGTTAGAACAAGTTATATTTCAATCTTTATTCAATCACTTGGAATTAGTTGGGTAGGTGGAACAACTTATACATTTAATATAAGCAGTGGATTTGTTAAAGATGCAGGGGGTAAACAAAACTCTGCACAATCAATGACATTGACTATTCCAACTAGTGGACCTGCTTATTCATCGATTAGTGTTCCAAACAATGATTATATCAATATAACATTCAATAGAAATGTATATTACAATGGTTCGGGAACATTAAGTGTGTTTACCTCATCGGGAACATTAGTAACCACTGTAAGCAGTAGTCTTGCCAAGACCTCGGGTGCAACAGCATCTTTTCCTGTTGCGGGCAAATTAAAAGCAAATACTAGTTATTATGTGACTGCAACATCGGGACTTGTATCCGGAGACTTCCTAGATGCTTCTCCGACTATTACCGGAACAAGCGCATCTTTCACAACAGTAAGTGAACCAGTATTCCATGATTTAGTTGCTTCATTGTCATCAACATCAACTGTATATTGCAATCCATTAAAGTATCGTGGATTTGCCAAGATGTATTCGGATACAAGTTTATATTGTAAAGCTGGTAGAGTTACACATACTTCCGCAACATTATCAAGTTCATCTGCATTAACTTGTCAGTCTAACTTCTTAAGTTTCCAAATCAGTTCACCAGTTGCAAATTCTACATATTCATTCAATTTATATGGATTATCTAGTTGTACTATTTATTGGGGAGATGGTACTAATACCGTTTATTCATCTTCAACATCTTTGGGATCAACTTCAAATGGAGTTTCTCCGGCTGTTACTAGCGGTATAACTGCATCACATTATTATTCAACGATAGGCTTATACAATATTGTTGTACAAAGTGCAGGTTATAAATTATGTTATGTTGATTTTTCAGGAATGACTGTTACAAAAGTTTATGACTGGGGTATTTGGGATTTTAATAATCCCGATAATACAACGATTGCATATTTGATGGCCAATCAAACTAGTTTGACTAATTTGCCTAATTACCTTCCACCGTTAATTGGATCAAGTTCTTCTACCATTAATTACACAGCAATGCTTCAAGGTTGTACAAATTTTAATGATTCTAATACAATAAATTGGTTCCAATCCTCAGGCCTTCAAATGAGTGCTCCAAGTGGATATAGTTTAACAAGTAATAATTTTGGAACTGGTTCTGGAACTGTTCCATATTCAAGTCAAACTTGGCTTTCGACTGCACAATCATTGTCATA